TCCCAGTCGGCTCCTCCAAGAGGACATGAAGTTCAAACTCAGTCTCTGCATCGAAAGCAGTGACCCTTGACAAATCCGATCTCACGATGGAGATGGATCCGCTGATCACGGACCTCCCGTCAAAAACGTCTGGGGTGACCGTGGATCCGATCACCGGAAGTCCAGCCATCCCGAGAGCAAGCTCAAGGGTGAAGGCTGTCCCTGTGACCAGGAACACACCGCCCAAGGAGATCTGGGCGTCCACGAAAACCAACCCAATCGTGGTGTCCAGAGATGGGGTGTCAAAGAATGGAGAAGCGCCAGTGTCCAGAGGAGTCTGGGAGGCCCCGACAACCGGCAGGTCAATCGTGGCCATTCCGTCTGGGCTTCCCGTGATGGTCATGCCATCCCAACGGCAGCCACCAAAGAGCAGCGACTGGTCGATGTCGGCAAAGTATTCCTCAAGATGGAAGCTCCGGCGCAACGGTGCCGGCGCATTGGTAACCTTCTTGAGGATGGTGAGAGTGAAGGTGGCATCCGGAGCCGCATCGACAACCAGCGGAGTCCCCACCAGGGTGATGGTCGAGGCCGTCAAGCTCAAGACCAAAAGGTTGATGTCGTTGTTGGCTGGAGTCGAGTGGCCGGTGAGCCTCACGATGTCGCCAACTCTCACTCCCTCGGTGATCCAAGATCCTCCAGCGGCCACGATGGTGCTAGTGGTCGTGGTGATCGAAGTCATCGCCACTTCTGTGATCAATACCTCGGCAACAAATGTGCTCCTCAGCACAGCCTCGAAAATGTCATCGAAGCTACCAACCGACATATCACACAGATAGTTTCCGCCAACTGACCGGCTCCCCAGCCGAGCAATTGGAGTCAGCAGATCTGACCTAAGCTCACCAGGCAGAATCGTTGGTGCCGCGAGTTGAAGACCAGGCGTTGGATTCAACCGCAACCGTCTCCCTCCCGTGACAGGTGCTGGCGGATCATTGAAGGCTGATTCCTCCTTGTAAGCCACCAGGACGTTTTGTCCAGTCTGTTCCGGCATTTGCTCTGTCCTCCGTTGTTACGGGTTGATAGTGCGGATCCTGAGCGGGATCGACACCGGCACGGTGGCCCACCCTGGTTTCAACTGAAGCAATTGGCCCCGGAATGGTCCAGGGTTTGTACGGACTCGCAACACATCTCCATTGGTTAGGGACATAGCAGTCCTGGAAGCAAATAGAGCCACCAGGGCATCTCCATATAAGTGCAAAGATTCAGGCCCATAATCTGCTGGGACAAACAGCCTCACAACATACAATGGGTCAGCCTCAATATCTCCTCCCGGTCCCACAGTCTCTTGCGTTGTTGGGCCTGGGACGAAACCTTCCTCCACGTATGGCTTGCCTTCATCCGGGGTGAACTCAATATTCTCAGGAGCAATCCGGGAGGGCAACCCCACACTGATCGACCTTCCTGATGCTGAAGCTTCATTCGACAAATTCTCATCCACGGTCAGCACCAAATCGGTGGCGACCTTCACTACAGATAGGCCATTGTTGGCCGAGTCTGCGAACCCTGACGCATCGACTTCCATCCCTGGATAAAATCCATCATCGACCCATGACCCTGAGGCCCTGACATATGTGTCGTCTGGGGAGCCCTCTACAACCTCGATATCAACCACGGGAGCCGGCACGACCAAGAGCGTGACCAATCGGTCTCTGAAGGTCTCCACTATTTGAAAATTGCTGAATGGCATCAGAGTTGTCTCACCTTTCTAGCAACCTGGTTGACCAGCTTCTGGTATCCCGCACGAGTCAGCTTCACGCTATGGAATCCTCCCACCTCCGATCTCAACGTCAATTGGTTCCCAGTCCTTGGGTCCATTCCTTCCTCGATACCTCTGGCATATATGATTGGAGTGGTGGTCGTTGCAAGGAACAAATCCAAGAACTCAAGTTGCCATGAATTTTTCAGTTCGCCTCCATTCAATATGGCCACCGGTTGGCCAGGGCTCCCGGTAATTTTGCTCCCTTCCTTGACGCTGGTTTGTAGCTCATTCGCCACGGTGAAGAATATGAGCTTTTGTTTCACAAAAGTCTTGACGACAAACCTCGCAATATCCGTTTGAAAAGTCATCTCGATACCACCACACGGCTGATGATCGTTCCACCGTCTGGAGCTATGCGCTGAGTCCAACGAACGGTGTAGTCAATGCTCCCCCAATCAACCCTCATCCCCGTGTTGGGAAACTCACCAAAGGTATTCCCGGCAAAGAGCAGGGTCACGGCGTCTCTTTCAACCAGGCCAAGTAGCTCATACATCTTCTTGGTTCCACCGGTGCGAATCGCATGGCCCTCGATGGCGGTTTGGGAGATTGTACTCAGCCCAGTCTCAAACGTGTACACCCGATTGTCTTCCAAGAATGTCACGGGCCTTCCAGCATCCTTGATTTGAGTGAGAGCCCTCGCATGGTCCGGGAGGAACTCAGTCCCAGGTATGGATTGTACACCAGAATCTTGGAGTGAGATTCGGATGAAGGCGAGGATCGTGACGGCATCAGGTGCCAGTAGCTCGATGTCGGCAACGATGTGGTCCAGGCCCCTCCAAATAACGTGGTCCCCGATGTCTGGGAAATTCCCATAGGCAGTCGGTGCAAATATGAGGGTTGGGTCCTCCGTGACAACCAGCGTGGAGCCCTCATATCTGAAGGGCCTTCCGGATGTCTCGATGGCCTTGCCGTCTACAGTCGTGGCGCTGAGTCCAGAGATCCCTGGGTTGAATGTGTAGGATGGATTCTCATTTGTGAATATGACCGATGTGCCGGCGTTGGTTAGGTCGATGAGCGCACGTGCGTGCTCTGGCTGATATTTTCCAACCAGGACCGGCGTGATCGGCGTGAACACGGCCAGGGCTATAGACCCGAATGCGATTCCAGACGATGCAGATGCTGCAAACACTCCCTCCGCTGTCTCAACGCTGCCAAAGGCTATCCCTGCGCTTTCAGAGGCCAGAGCCGTTAGAACAGATCCTGCAACGCTGCCAAATCCGATCCCGGAGGACTCTGAGGCCAGGATGTTGCTGATGGTCGCTATCGAGCCGAATGCGATCCCAGCCGTCTCTGAGGCAAGAGCATCGAGGGTTGCTTGGGCTACGGATCCAAGAGCTATCCCGGAGGACTCTGATGCTGTCCCAACTAGGGCAGTGAAGGGAGTCGATCCAAACGCTATCCCACTCGACTCTGAGGCGATGGCTTGGAGGGCGGCATTCTCGGCTGAGCCAAATCCTATCCCAGCGGTCTCCGATGCCTCAAAGAACTGGGTGGCTAGTGCTACAGATCCGAATGCGATTCCAGCGATCTCTGAGGACTCAAAAGCTCCCTCAGCAAGTGGGTTGGATCCGAATGCGATCCCAGCCGTCTCTGAGGCCGTGGCCATCAGGGTGGTCTGAGGTGTACTCCCAAACCCAATCCCTGCTTCCGCTGAGGCTTGACCCAGTATTGTGGATTCCTCAGACCCAAATCCTATCCCAGCGGTCTCTGAGGCGATGGCCGTCAGAGTGGCAGATTCCTCAGACCCAAACTCGACTCCAGCCGTCTCCGATGACTGGAAGGCCCCGGTGGTGTCTGGGGTGGAACCAAGCTCGATACCGGAGGACTCAGAAGCCTCAGCGGCAAGGTTGGTAGACTCGACTGAGCCGAACCCAATCCCAGCCGTCTCTGAGGCAAGGAAGTCACCCTCAACGAGAGCCGTGGATCCAAATGCGATCCCAGCCGTCTCTGAGGCAAGGAATTGTGCGGTGACAGACTCCTCGGATCCGAACCCAATTCCAGCGATCTCTGAGGCACCTACCAGCGGTGTCGCCAGAGCTACGGATCCAAACGCTATCCCAGAGGATTCCGATGCCTGGAAAGCAGCAACCGCAGACTCCTCCGACCCAAACTCAATCCCGGCAGTTTCTGAGGCCAGAGCAGTGGGTGTCGCCAGAGCTACGGAACCAAATGCGATCCCAGCCGACTCTGAGGCAATGAAGTCTGCTTCGGTGGCAGGGGCAGACCCAAATTCAATCCCAGCCGTCTCCGATGCGATGGCTGCCAAGATAGCAGACTCAAGAGACCCAAATTCAATCCCAGCCGTCTCCGATGCCAGACGGACAAGGACCACAGATTCAACGGAGCCAAATTCAATTCCGCTCGACTCCGATGCCAGGGCGTCAAGGGTTGCGGTTGGCGTGGACCCGAGCCCAATCCCAGCCGTCTCCGACGCAATGGCATCGAGAGTAGTGGCTGGCGTGCTACCAAACCCAATCCCGGAGGATTCAGTGGCAATGAAATCGCCTTCAACAACAGGGATAGATCCAAACTCGATTCCTGCTGACTCAGAAGCTTGGAGGCTCGCAGTGACATTCTCTACAGAGCCAAATTCTATCCCTGCTGTCTCAGACGCGAGTAAAGATTTGACAACAGACTCAACTGAGCCGAAGGCAATGCCAGATGACTCCGAGGCATTGAAAGAACCAATCGCAAGGGGAGTAGACCCGAAGCCAATCCCACTCGACTCAGAAGCTTCAAACGCAGAGATTGTATCAGGGACGGAACCAAAGGCAATTCCAGCAACCTCTGATGAGCTGAACGCCGCACTGCCAGCCGCCGTGAAGAGCATTGCCCTCCGCGTAAAATGCGGCCAGAAATGGCGCCTACGAAACACCCCTGACATTTGGACTTATTCCTTCTCGGCTGCTGCGGTCACTGCCGCCTCAAAAGCAACCAACATCTTCTCAGCTTTGTCTTGCTCAGCTTTGAAGAATGCAATCTCCTTTTCTCCATCCTTGATGCGCTGTGCGAGAGCATCCTCACAAGTCTTGACGGAGAGCTTGAAATTGCGGACCGTCTTGGTGAGGGCTCCACGCTTGGCAGATTCCTTGTCAGGATATGCCCTCTTGGTAAGTTTGGTTTCCGGTACAGCCATGATTGCCTCCTTGGTCCCCGTATCAGGTGGCCGTTGCGGGGAAGGTGTAGACCATGTCGAGCGTGTCCAACGCTACCATTGGTCTGGACGGTGCGAGCAGGTTCTGTGCCCACAGGGTTCCGGCAGTGTTGCCGAATGCTGAAGTCCCACCACCGATCAGTTCCATTCCGAACATCGTGAACGTCTGATCAGCTGTGTACTGCGAGACCGGCCCAGCCACGTTGTCGATGGACTGGCCCGACGCAGCGTTGGCGTTGAAGGTCTCCCGCACGGCCTCGGCAACGTCAGCAGCGTCGATCTCCGTGACACCCGGAACCGCTGCCGTGTGCGTGGCCAGCGGAGTGATGTTGTCCGTGAATCCGGTATGGAACCAAACCGTGATCGGAGTCCCAGCGTTGATGACCGTTTCCAAGGCGTGGTTCAGGCCCTCGTTGACGACCAGATTGGGAGTCCAGATCATCTCATCGGTATACTCATGGACCATGACTCCGTTGCGATTGTGCCAGCGCCCAGGCTGCGCGCCAAACTTGCCGGAGAAACGCTTGCGCGCTGCCTCGACTTCTTGCGCCGTCATATCAAATCGGCGCTGAATCTCCACTGTCCTCATTGTACGGTCCTCCCCTTGGTGGTGATGGTTAAAGCTCTCTGACCCAAGCAGTGCCTTCTGTGACGATGTCGCTATTTGGTGCTACCAGCAAACGAACAACCAGGATCCTATTCGCAGCCAAGTTGTCAGCCTTGCCGCGAGCCTCTGGAACCGGCATGTTGAGAATCGTCTGACGAATGTTCCAACTCTCCGCATCCAGAAGATGCTCCACCCCTGTCGATGCCGGAGTGGTATTGCCTCGGACTGCCGTGAAGCCAGCCGCAGAATCTCGTGGGTCGAGTGGGCGAGGAGTCACAGCAGATCCTCCGGACCCAATGACCAGATTCCCACGAATGACATTGACCGGCAAGCCTTCCTCTTCAGAGTCCCCAAAATCGGTTCTCTGGGAGAACTTGAACCCAACTAGCTCGATTGGCCTATCAGCAGCCGGTTGAATCTCGAACAGGTCTTGGATACCATCGGCATTGTTGATCGAATACCCAGTGAACGCGACAGCATAGATTCCTCTCATCGTTACATCCTCAAGTGTGGGTATCGGTTAGGCCAAGATGGTCGAAGTGACGAGAACGGTTCACGAAGCAAGACCAGCGTGCGTTCATGGATTGCTCTTATGTCTGCAATGCTACTCTGCCAAAATACTTTGACATCAGGATCAACTCCACTCCCGGCTCCCACGGCAGGAATGAGAGACAACCCAATCACGGCCCACTGCTCAGTGATCGAGGCACTCCAACTCATCGTCACGCTGGCGGCTCCAGCCTTGTCTGATCCAACAGAGTCATCGTTGTTCCCGTTACAGGCAATGTCCCATCTCTCCGTCTGACCGGCTCCCGGAGTATGACCGGCAGCAACATCTTTTGAAGAAACAGCGTCCACTACCAGATCGTCAACAACTGAACTCACAACTATGGAGGGAGGTGGGCCCGGAGTCCCAGCGCCAGTGTTGGTAACCAAATTTCTGAATGGAGTTGTCTGGTCAACTTCTTCATAAGAGGAGAGGCCCGCAGCGATCCCAACAGAGGAAGGGGAGACAACCCTGAGATCCAGATTCCCTGCCGCAGGATTGATCAACTCCCAAAGCTCGATCCTTGTGTCTGGTGAGAACGTCGCATCCCCAACCCGAGTCATCGCCTGGTTACTGCCGCCCTGATCCCAAGTCACTGAGGTCAAGACTGCCTCTGTATCTCCCTGAGCAATAGCCACCAAGAGGTAGCGATCATTCCCAGAGCCAACGGTCAATCCATGGGTAGCTCCGGTGATGTCATGAGTCGTGGCGGCAGCTGAGCAGCCCTGGCCACTATCGTCTGGAACAATTGGGACAATCGGAGGTGGCGGTGGAGCTTCCTTGACTACTGAGATGCGTCCTCCCGAGTAGACTGTCATGAAGGCATCGTCAATCGAGTCCTCATGCTCGTGAGTCCGATCAAGGTTTGCCGGGAGAGACCCATTCACGATGATGGAATACTTGGTCTTGGCATCCGCTGGAGTCGCCACATAGGAATCATATGCCGAGAACAGAGCCAGATAATCAAAAGGGCCAGGTGGAGAGGAGATCGTCATATCATCAATCAGAACATCATCGAGCGTGGTGTCAGTATCAGTAGCGGTCCCCGTGGCTTGGAAGATATTTGTGTCCTTGGTCGGGACAAAAATCATGTTCCGCTCATGGCAGGTCACCGTCCCACTTCCCACTCGGTTCCACTCAATCGCAACTTCCTCAGTTCCGTCCACGGTGATGGAAGCCGCAATCATGATTCCATACGCAGAGTTGGGCGCTGATCCCTCATCTTCCTTCTGGCGGAGAGTGTGGGCGATGGGAGTCCCGTCAATCGCCACTCTAAAGCCAATTGGAATATCCCCAGGCCCATCTGCGGATGTCGTGAACAACAAGAGATAGGTCCCAGCCGGAGGAGTCCGGACCATACTCCCAAGCTGGGCAAAGGTGGCACTAGCAATCGTGTCATCTCCGGTTGCCGTATCTTGGAGAATGTCCTTGGCTGGGAACAAGGTTAGCTCCCGATTGAAGCCCACCATCTCGCCAGTAGATCCAACAAGGTAGCGAACCTCAACCACCTCTCCATCTTCCGGGTCCACGAAGGCACTTCCAATAGTGGGAATCTGAGCAGCGTCGATTGAGTTATCAGCATCGAGTCGCCTGATCGAATGACCAAGCCCCACCCCATTATCAAAGATCTGAGTTCTGAGGAATGCCGCACCACTCACGGGATCGGCAAAAGTTTGGTCCATCGAGAAGAATGCCAGGTATCCTCCCGGAGCCTTCCCTGGAGTCAAAGTCATGCCATTAATCTGGGTGTAAACCAGATCATCCAATGCGAAACTGGCGCTCGCAAGGGCTCGCTCAATCGACATTAGATATCAGCCACCGGTCCAAGGAGCTTGCGAGTCTGGAGGCGCAGCATAATCTTGGTCGTGGCATCCCTCTGGACGGCTGTCATACCATCCCAGTTTCCATAGTCAACCAAAAGCTGCGCCGCATCTATATCGTCCTGAGCTTCATTCTGCTGCTCATTGGTTTTTGTGGTAGCGGTATGAGCCGTCAACGCCCCATCCAGCGCGGTGTCCTCTGCTGCCGTCAGAGCACTCCGGAATTCAAACCGTAGCTCTCCGATTGCTGCGATGTCGTTGATCGTTCCACCCTGGCCATCCGAGCGAGTGGAGATGATCGTGGCCCTCCCATTTGGCTCATAAAAGCCACTGGAGCGACTGAAGGTGAAGCCAGCCAGCAAGAGCCCATAAGCCGGCACGATGGTCGCAGCCAATTCCTCCGTCAAGAGGGAAAGGTTGATGTCCTTGTCTGCGATCTTGACAACTTCAGCCATTATGCCCTCAACACTTCAAGGGATCCGCCGGCAGATGACTCATCCAGCAGAGGAGTGATCTCTGACATGACCCTTGGATAGCGGTTGAAACCTTCAGCCCCACCAGACGTACCACCAGGAGCAAAGAACTCAGTTTCCAACACGTCCACCTTGGTCCTCTTGATGCCGGCGCTGGGATCAATCGCAGCCACGTCCACGGCTCCGGACTTGATAAACTCAAAAGCATATTCCGCAGTGGCATTCTGGATCCGGTCAGGGATCTCATCATCAGGATAGAATGAGATGCTTCCAAAGCCATCATCCGAGAGTGGCGTGTCTGGATCGATGGCTTCAAACCGCGGCCATGAGAGAGCTTGGACGTCATCGGTTCTTTGGCCGATGTACACCAGCCGAGTCAGATCACGGGTGGCCTCAATGAGGGCTCGACTCTTGTCATCCGGATCCGCTGCCGCCCAAGACTCAGCATTGAGCCGGTCCTCCAGGTATTGATCGGCAAACGCCTCATCGATGAAGGAGTTGGCGTCTGCGGCCCCAGGAGTCGCAACGATGGGCGAAACTGCCATGGTCTACTCCCCAGCCTCTTTGGACGCTTGGGATTTGCGGCCACCACTACCCTTCTTGGCCGCTGGCTTCTCAGCCGGAGTTGCCCTCAGCGGGACCCCAGGGCTGTGCTCTTTTCCAGACGCCTCTTTGGCAGCTGTCGCTTGGGGAGCAGGATCCGCTTCAGGCTCCTCATCTCCAGGCTCCGGGAGACCAACGTCAGAAGCAGTCGTGACGCTTGAGTCGTTTGGGTTGGTGGTCGTATAATGACCGCTCCCCAACATCGCTCTGGCATCAATCGGCCAGCGCTCAAATTCCTCACCCGTCTCCTTGTTCCAAATCTTGATCTTCAAAGCGCCACTTGGGAGCCTTGGGAGCTTGGGGAGGTCCTTGGGAATTACTGTGGATTTCGGCATCGTGATCTCCGTTTGGTTCCGGGAGGACTCTCCCACCGAGCGTGCCCCGATGGGAGAGCGATCTCACAGGATGTCTTGACTACGTTCTGCGCTACGCCTTCTTGGCCAGATGGGCCACGTAGTCGATACCAGTGGCGATGGTTCCGGCCACGACCGTGAACAGCCGCATGTACCGGCGAGCCACGCCATTCTGCTCGTTGGTGAAGCCGAGTTCATAATGGCCAACTTCGCCATCATCGGCTCCGCCATCCGCCACAGCCGTCGCAGCGAGGTTGAGGCCAGCCACGTTCTTGACATCACTCGCAAACGTGGGCGAACTGGAGACCTGGGCGAGGATGTCGAACACCTCATCACCCGTCGCAATTTCGATCTCCGTGACATCGATGATGATAGAGCCATCGAACCGGCTCCCATCGCTGCCGCTGGGCGTGTCGAAAAGACCACCACCCTCTTCCAGATCCAAGATTACATCGGAGCCTCCGACCTGGGTAGCTGCCGACGCAGCAATCAGGCCCGCATCCTTGAGTTCGGTTGCGGCATCAAAGGTCCTGTCCTTGCGGTTCCTCGTCATGATCCTCTCCTTGGCAGGGACCCACCCTGCTTGAGGTATGCGGCAGCCATTGGGCCGCTCGCTAAGTCAGCGTGCCGAAGGCGATCCAATTCACTTCGACTCCGAACGCTGTGGCCGGGATCAACTCTGTGTTCCCCGGTCCCGTGGATTTCCAAGTCTTGATCTTCACGGATCCCTGCGGTGGCGTGCCCGATTGGTCTCCGGCTGTCGCCGTGATATAGAAGGCATCCACCGCAGGGTCATCATCCGCTGACGCCACAATCTGCTGGACCGTTTCCAGCCCGGTCTCGACATCATCATCAGCCGTCACGGTGACGTGTTGGCCGTAGGCGATGGCAAGATTGCGACGTGCCCTCACCCCACCTTCAATATCGAAGGCAAGGAGCCTACGTGTGATGGTTCTCTGCGACACCGATCAGACCACAACCGGAGCGTCAGTGATTCCCCGCAGCCGGACAGCTGCGCGACCATGCTCAATGACGAGCCCAGTGAACCACTCCACGCGAGTCCTCCAGAGAGGATCCGTCTGAAGCTCTCCAAGGTCACGAACCGACATGACCCCATTCTGGATTCCCGACACGAGCCCATCGCCCAACGCCAGAATGTAGATGGACGATGCGGTTGCCGTAGCTCCCGTGGAGCCAAGCTCATCGAACGCAATGGGATCCACTCCATCATTGTCCGAGTAGGCAGTCATGATCGGGATGCCGTTATACTGAGTGACCTGACGGCCAAACTCATCGAGCACGTAGTTCACGTGCCCACTCACGGCCTCTGTGCGACCGGCGACAGTGATGCGCCGACGCATCGCCTTGTTCATCAGGAGAACCTGATTGGGACCGATGCACTGGTCCAAGGCTTCATCGAGGTTGAGCAACGAGAGAGGATCACCCCCATCCGTTGCGCCATTTTCGATGAGCTGAGTGCCGGTGATGCGCGCCTGGAGTCCATCAAACTCCCGTGGCTGCGACTCGCTGTCACCCTTGACGATGACGCGTGTCAATTCGGCAGAGAGTGCCTTGACCTTCAACTCCTCGTGGGTAGCGCGCACGCCAGGCCCACCAGTGGAGACGATGAAGGTGTCCACGTCCAAATCGCCACCGGCAATTCGGAGTGCTTCTGTCAACGGGTTGATGACGCCCGTGGACGGTGTGTAGCTCTCGTTCACGCCACGGAAAGCTACTGAGGGCAGGGAGCCCTCCCGGTTATACGCAAATGCGTTACCGGCAATGTTCTTGAAGGGAAGGCGCATCAGGATGTCGCTGGATCTCGCAAACATCGCGATGACTCCAGCCCTGAGCGTCTCACCCTGGTTGGCCATCAGCTTACTGGCCTCCACTAGGGTCAGCGACATGGTTCAATTCCTCTGTCCAGGGTTTCTGTTTGTCCCCGGAACACAAAAAGTGAGCCAGGGGATCCGTGTGACCTTTCCTCAAACCATGGAGACCCTTGGGCGTCACGCCCGTGCCTCTATATGGTCGAGCCAGATCCCCTGACTCACTTCGGAACTCACCATGGCGCCAAGCCACGGGGCAACCTCTCGCTGGCTGCCTAGCTGTCCTGCGCCGGCATCACGCCGGAGCTACTTCAGGCGGTCTCTTGAGAGCGTGCCGCCTCGATGGCCTCTTTGGGATTCTTCAAGACATCCTCAGCCGTAGTCCCCACCACAGGAGACCCGTCTGCGTTGAAAGCTCCTCCACCACCGCCACCGGTAGCTTTGGTGCCAATGTAAAATTCTGGATATCGCTTCTTGAGGTCATCCCCAAGGAACACATCCACGGTCTTGCCCGGATGCTTGGTGAGCTTGGGCTTGCCGTCCTCGGTGAGATCAAATTCCCCTCTCGCCAAGTTGAAGAGATCGTCCACACGGTCTCCTCTGACGCCAATCTCCTTGGCCAGCATGCGAGCCTTGACGGCAGTATCAAGCTTGAGGCCACGGTTCTCAGCGTCCACTCCGGAGAGCTTCTCAATCTTGCCCGTCAACTCCTCAAGCTTGCCCTTGTACTCCTCCGTGAGGTCAGCGCGCATCGAGACCTTGAACTCCTCAATTTGCTCCTCCGTCATGCCCAACTTCTTACCGGCAGCAGCTTCCTCAGCCTCCTTCAACTTGGCGGCTGTTTCCTTGCCCAATTTGTCGGCTGCTTTGCGCTCCTCACGCTCCTTTTCGAGTGCCCCTTTGACCTTCTCCAAATCCTCAGGCGTTGGGGTTCCCTCCGGAGCCTTTGGAGGCTTGGCTACCCACTCTCCATCCACTTCATGATACTCGCCCAAAAACTCCTTGGGTACCTCATCCTTGGTCTTGTACTTTGGCCACGCCATTTGGAATCACTCCTCAGACGATAATGTGAACGTGCGTGCGAGCGTTCTTATGAATCCTGTCAAGTCTAGGCCCCTGCTATACCGGTGGAAAGGAGCTTGGTGAAATACTCATCCGAGCAACGACAGGCAATGCTGGAATCTCCGGCCACGATCTCGCCATTTCCATATGGCTCATCAAACTGCACTTCCTCTCCGTCAATCTCTGCATGGACCGGCCTGACGAAGCTATCCCCTACGTCATGCCTACGTTTCCACGTCTCCTCTCGTTTGGCGAGACCTTTGGAAAATGCATCCTCAAAACTCATCCGTTGCCCCATACGAGTGGCATCCAGCGAGGCATCCTTGGAGTGGCGTGCAGTATTGGACGCAATGGCCCTGCGCCGGTTGGCAGCGACCATCTTCTGAATCTGTTTCTCCGTCAAGCCCTTGCCACCTTTCCCAAAGGCCCGTTTGATGGTGCCGTCAAACCTCCGATCTCGCAGACTCCTCCGGAGCACATCAGGGTTGCCCTCACGAAGCATTTTCTCAAAATTGGCAACTGCTCTTTCATTGTTTGGGGCCAACCCAATCGCCGCTCTTGCCTCCCGAGCTATGGCGCGGTGACCCATCCCGTCAGCCAGCCCTCTCCCAATCGCTTGCTGGAGTGTTTCCTGAGTCCCAATCACCATCTTCATGAACACCCTGTCGTCAAGCTTTCTGAGCCCATCGATGACCCGTGGATTCAACAAGTCAATCCCTCCCTTGGCGGCCTCGCGTGCGGCCTTGGTTGGGAGGTCTATCGAGAATGCTCGACCAGCCCGAATTGCGCCTCCATTCAGGGCTGGGCCAACGGTGCTGACAAACAATCGGTCCAAGTCCTTGAACGCAGCCACTTCCGTCACCACTCTCTCCGCTCCAGCCCCAAGCTTGAGGAGGGCAATAATATCATCATTGCTGAGGACTGTCCGAATGGCATTCCAGGCTTGGAATATCCGGAGGGCCAACTCAGGTTCCAAGGTCCGAGCAAATCTGGCAATCCTGCGTTGGAGCCGGAGGGCTGCTGCGCTGGCCACTATCCCTCCGGCCCCTCATCTTCATCGAGTGCCGAATCCAATGCGGCCTTCATCACCTCAGCCTCTTCAAGCATGCCCTTATGGACGATGAGGATGCGGCCAGGATCCTCTGAGGCATAGATGTCCGTTTCCAAGCTGGTATTGACCACGTACATCTCGCCCTCATTGAGTTGCGGGCCAATCATGATCTCCGCAGGACGCCCAAGGAGCTTCATCGCATCCTGCATTGCCTTGGCGGTCCTCATGTAGGCCAAGCTCTGGGCCATATGAATCGGGATCCCGCCATTCTCATCTTTGCCTTCTGTCACATCGACCATGGTGCTATCCTGCGGCTATGAGGATGTCAAATTCGTCAACTCCGGAGCCGGTAAAATCAATCTCGCTATTGGGGCCAGATACGTCTGCCTGGGAGTCATTCAGAACCAGCAGCTGGAAGTCTCCGGGCAAGAGGCTGACGAACATGGAGGCCCCAACGAGATCGTACCCATTGACGGCTCCCGGAGTGACGTTGATGAAGCCACTGTTCGCCTGTGGGCACGAGAACTGAAAAATCTGGATCTTGAGACCAGTGAGGTCGATGGTTGGGAGGTTGGATCCGACCAAGGCTTGGAGGTCGAGTGTGAACACCCCAGCAACAAGAGCTATCCTGTCGCTCCAAACCTGCGTCACGGGAGGAGTCGTGTCTGGCCCCAGGCTCGCGCCCACCGGGATGACCATCGAGTGGACCACCGTTGGATCCACCACCTTATCGAGGCCCAGGTCAGGATCCTCCCGGAC